CAATGTCATCAAATATGTGATGCGGGCGCCGTACAAAGGGACTGAGTTGCAGGATCTCAAAAAGGCACGGCAATATCTCGATTGGGAGATCAGTCGAGTAGAGGAGTCAGACTTATGACAATCATCGGCATCGACCCCGGCTTATCCGGCGGCATTGCAGTCATTGAAAACGGGCGGATCGTCGAAACGCACCGGATGCCCGTCGTTAAGTTTGGCGGCAAGAAGGTGATGGACTCACGGGGCCTTCGGGAGATCCTGATCGAACGTGATTACGCCAGTCGAGTGGTTATCGAAAAGGTTCACGCGATGCCCGGCCAGGGTGTCACGTCCATGTTCACCTTTGGATTCGGCGCAGGTGTGATCGAAGGTGTTCTGGCGGGAATTACAATGCCTTTTGAATATGTGACGCCTCAGAAATGGCAGTCTGTTTTGAACGGAATTGATTCTACTCTGAAAAAGAAGCGGTCTATCGTATATTGCAATGGACGCTTTCCAGCGATCGGTAAGTTGACCGATGGGGAGGCCGATGCGGTTTGCATGGCCCTGTGGGCAGGTGGTGCATGATGGCTCGTTTCATGGTGGCATTTTACACGGTTCGCAACATGATCCTTCATGGGCGGAGGCAGGAGAACCACGCCGTGAGTTACCAAGTGGACACGGACGACCCCGATATAATCACCAATGTCTCATCTGTCTTTCTGTCTGATCCAGAACCCAAGCCGAAGTGGGACCCTAAATGCAAAAACAAGCGAGAACCGAGTGGGAATGGCGATGCCAATTGACTTACCGGAGCCGCAAATGGTCACGGCTTCGTGCGTTGCATGGCGACAAGGCCAACCTTGCCGATCTGGGGCCGATCCCGTTACCACCGGTCAGTCTGGTGGAGTACCACACCCGCAGGAGGCGTGAACAAAATTAATATTTTTTAATTCGTTACCACACCATGACTTGCACCCATCGAAACGGAATAGTTGCACACATATTACACCTTATAGGTAATGAGGGCGAACATCATGATTGTCAGTCAATCCGGCGTGAAGGTCACTTTGAGTGGCCGAAAGCGGTCTGATATTGATGTCGGGACGGTTCGCCGATCACTGGCGATTGCCCTGAAATATATGGATATCCCCGACACCAAGGCTTGCCAGATACTTGGCGTCTGTCGCAACACCTATCGCAAGATTGCCGCATCAGAAGGTCGTAAAGTACCCGCCGTGATTGGCGTCGTGTTTGGCCAGGGTGATTGGACGCCTGAGTCGCAGGATCAAGACCCGGCCACGTGCGATCGTTGCCGCGGCATCAAACGCGGTTCGCGTCTCTACTGTGCTGCATGTCATTCCACGGGTTTTGAACGCGAACTTGAGCATGAGCGGATTGACGATATCTTTGCTGAAGCTGCCGAGGCTGAGGCTGAGGCACGCGACAAGAAGGCTAAACGCAGGACTCGAAAGCTAAAATGAAAATCAAGAAAAACATCCAGTTTGACTCCGGTAAAAACACCGGAGTAACACCGGAGAGCAATCGCAATGCCACCGAACCCACAAAATCTTAGACCACCTTGGCCGAAAGGTGTCTCGGGAAACACTGGAGGGCGGCCCAAGAAACCGTTCCAAGAGATCCTAGAAGATGAGTTGGAAGCCAATCCGGAAATGATGCGACGGTTTATTCGGCAGGCGTTGCAAAGGGCAGTTGACGGTGATTTCCGCTATTGGTCAGCCATCTTCGACAGAGTAGACGGCAAGGTCGCCAGCAGCATCGAAATCAGCGATAAACCCCAAATCGACTGGGCAAGTCTCGATAATGAGTGCGACACACCCCCACGCAAAACAGTTAATTCCAAGGGGCCTAAACCGCTTCCTCCAAGCCGCGACGCCAGCACACCAGTGGTCGCCAGAACACTTGGCGGAGTGCCGACGGGCTCTGGACAAGGTGACGACCGGTGACTGCAAACGGTTGATGCTGTTCTTGCCGCCCAGGCACGGCAAGAGTGAGCTGGCAACCATTCATTACGCTGCTTACAGGTTGTTGCTAGACCAGAGTTTACGGGTGATCATCGGGGCCTATAACCACTCGCTGGCCTGCACCTTCAGCCGACAAACGCGACGGATCGCCAAGGAATTTGGGTTTGAATTCAGCGACGACCAAAACAAGCAGAATCAATGGTCAAGTGAACACGGCGGTGGCCTGTATGCTGTCGGTGTCGGCTCTGGAATTACCGGCTATGGTGCCGACTTAGTCATTATTGATGACCCAACGAAGTCGCGTGCTGAGGCTGAATCACCCACCTATCGTGCTCGCGTGATGGATTGGTATCAAAATGACCTGTACACACGCCTTCACCCAGGTGCGGCAATCGTCCTGATTATGACCCGCTGGCACTCTCTCGACTTGGCTGGCCAATTGCTGGAACAGGCCAGTGACGGTGGCGAACAGTGGGATGTGGTCAGTCTTCCGGCTATTGCTGAAGCGGATGACCTGATTGGTCGTCAGACCGGTGAGGCGCTGTGGCCGGAACGATACAGTGTGGAAGACTTCGACCGGATCAAAAAGACCGTTGGCTCCTACGCCTTTTCCGCTCTGTATCAACAGACACCAACGCCCCGTGATGGCGGGTTCTTCCGGCCGGAATGGTTCCGCATCGTCGATCCATCACCGATACCAGACAACTCCAACTCATGCCGAGCGTGGGACACAGCCGCAACGGTCGGCGGTGGTGATTACACTGCCGGTGTGTGGATGTGCAGGACCGGCGACATCTACCGTGTCAAGCACGTTTCGCGGGGGCAGTGGTCGCCTGCTACACGTCGTACAATTCAGCGACAGATCGCTGAGACCGACGGGCGCGAAACCATCGTCCATTTGGCACAAGACCCCGGCTCCGCTGGTGTCGATCAGGTCCAGCATGATACCCGCAACCTGATCGGTTACGGGGTGATCAGCAAACGGCCAACAGGTTCCAAGGAAGTGCGGGCAATGCCAATGGCGGCTGCGTTTGAATCCGGTTCGATTGAGCTGGAACGCGGCGACTGGAACCGCGATTTCATTGACGAATTGTGCTCATTTCCGACCGGCAAACATGACGATCAGGTCGATTCCGCTGCCGATGCTTTCAACTATTTATCCCCGATCCAGCCCTTCAGGTACGTCTCCTAAACCACTATGGCAACAATATTCGACCACATCCGAGACCGGTTCACGAAGTCCGTGAGGGCTGGCGTCACTGCCAACACCGCTGATATTGCCGCCTCATCATGGTCTGTAGATATGATGACTGGCTTATCTAACGACTACATGACCCTCGCACGCCCTTACACACAGGTTTCTGTGGTTCAGGCCGCGATCCAGGCGATGCGACGAAACTCCACCAAAGCCATCATGCAAGTGGGCTATTGGGACGAGGACGGCGGGTTCAAGCCGATTGATCACCCTTTGCAACACCTCTGGCAACGTCCATCACCGGGCGAATCAGATGCGACGGTGCTGGAACACCTTTACGCCAGCCTTTGTGATAACGGCAACGCATATGTGCAAGTGATCACCAACACCGCTGGCAATGCAGTGACTGAGTTAATGCCGATCCCATCGCCTTGGATAATGCGACCCGTGATGGGCGAAAGCATCAACGAAGTGATCGAATATCCAGTGATGGGAAGCGATTGGGGCCGTGCTTACAACTACTCCGTTCCAGCCGAATTGATGCTGGCCTACCGTCAGGGGCGCAGCAGTTATGCCCAATCGCGTGGCGTTTCGGTGCTGGATTCAGTTGTGGCTGAGATGGCATTAGTCAAGATCATCGGTCAATACGAGACCACTGTACTATCCCGATCCGGCGTGCCATCGCTAATTGTCAGCCTCAAAACGCTTGGAAATCTATCCGACCTGCAACTATCGCAAGTCCAGTCTGATCTGGCACGGGCTGTGAGCGGTAAAGCAGTGGGCAGGCCATTCGTTGGGACTAGCGAAATGGACATCAAGTCACCCGGCTTTTCGCCAAAAGATCTATCTGTCTCGGAAATGGCCGATTTAGCCACCGCCCGCATCTGTGGTGTGCTAGGATGGGCACCTATGAGCCTCAAACAGCCCGACACGGGCAAGACTTACAGCAACCTCGTTGAGGCCAACAAGGCGTCATGGCGGGATGCTGTGATCCCGTTTCTCGATCTTGTGGCCGGTGAACTCACTCGACTCGTGCAGACACTGCCCATTGCCT